ATCAAGGAGGTCTACTACAAGAACGATTACAGAAGCCAAGCGGGAATTGATTTTTTGAAAAAATGTGAAATTGAAGTTATTAAGTGTGACGAGGAGTAATTATGAACAATATCATAAAAGCAGCAAAACAATTGGCTGAGACAAATGCCAAACTCCCTAAAGCATACAAGTATGATCTTGTGATGCGTGAGTTCGACAATAAAGTTGAACTAATTGGTCTTGTAGATGACCCAACTTATGACATTGCAGACTTTCGCGGTCGTGAAATGTTGTTTCCTAAAAAATGGGTAACACTAGAAGTTTTTGAACCAACCACAGAGGTAATTTTATGAACGAAGTAAAATGTTTCACTTTTAAAACACACCAAACTGTCATGGGTGAGGTAACAGATGATGGTGATGTTGGCTTTACACTTAAAAATCCTATGCAAGTAGTTGCTGTGCCACCACGTTCAGCAAATGATCCAGGTGGTGTTGGATTTGCACCTTATCTTGCATTCGTTGAAGAATTTGACAAGGGCGTCAATTTCAAGTATGATGATGTTTTGACAGTCAACACACCTGTGACGGATTTGCTTAATCAATACAATCGTATGTTTAGTCGGATTGAAATTGCATCACCAACACTTAAAATTTAATGTCAAAGTATTACACTAATGTTTGTGTCCACAGCAATCACATTCTTTTTCGTGGAGTAAACAATGGTCGGAGAGTAAAGAGCAAAGTCAAATACTCTCCGACTTTGTTTTTACAGTCTAACAAACCATCTCAATGGCGTTCATTGTTTAATGAGCCATTGGAACCTATGACCTTTGATACAATTCGGGAGGCACGTGATTTTGTCAAACGCTATGAAGAAGTTGCAAACTTTAAAATCTACGGTAATTCACGCTACGAATACGCATTCATTGCTGATACTTTTAGAGGCATCGTTGATTGGGATATTTCTCATCTCAGTGTTGCTTTCATAGACATTGAAGTTGGTTCTGAAAATGGTTTTCCTGATCCATACAAAGCAACAGAGCCAATTACTGCGATTGCCATTCATCAATTGAATGGTGGCACTACAGTGTATGGTTGTGGTTCATATCGCAACGAAGATGAAAATGTAGATTATGTTTTGTGTAAAGATGAAATCGACCTTTGCGAACGGTTTCTTGCTGATTGGTCAAGCAATCCTCCTGATGTTCTTACTGGTTGGAATATCAAGTTCTTTGATGTTCCTTATATTATCAATCGTTTCACACGCATACTAGGTGAAGATTCTGTAAAGAAACTTTCACCGTGGGAAATCATTTCACAGAGAAGCACAGTCTTCAAAGGTAGAGAACAGACTGTATATGATATTGTCGGCGTTTCGGCACTAGACTATCTTGAATTATATCAGTGGTATGCTCCTGCTGGTAAGAGTATTGAAAACTATAGACTAGACACAGTTGCAAACGTTGAACTTGGTGAAAGTAAAATTGCATACGATGAGTATGACAGTCTGCATCAACTCTACAAACTAGATTATCAAAAGTTTATTGACTATAACATCAAAGATGTAAGACTTGTTCTCAAACTTGAAGATAAGTTGAAGTTGATCGAACTTGCATTGACTCTTGCATATGACACCAAATGTAATTACGATGATGTCTTTGCACAAACCAGAATGTGGGATGCACTAATCTACAACTATCTACTTGATAAAAAGATTGTTGTACCACCACGTAGAATTGCAAAGAAGAGTGAAGCATTTGAAGGTGCATATGTCAAAGAACCTCAAATTGGTTTGCATAATTGGGTTGCATCCTTTGACTTGAACAGCCTGTATCCGCATTTGATTATGCAATACAATATTTCACCAGAAACATTGGTAGAGACAGGTGACTACACAGATGAAATGCGTCAACTTTCTACAAATGCCTCCGTTGAAAGTTTGCTTGAACATGAACTTGATACAAGCAAACTAAAGAATGCGACTATTACACCGAACGGACAATTCTTTCGAACTGACAAGCAAGGCTTTTTGCCTGCAATGATGATTGAAATGTATGAGGATCGTAAGAAGTTCAAGAAAGAGATGTTGAAGGCGCAACAAGATTATGAGAATGAAAAAGACAAAGGTAAGAAAAAAGAGATTGAAAAATTAATCGCACGTTATAATAATCTACAACTAGCAAAGAAAGTTTCATTGAACTCGGCATATGGTGCCATGGGTTCTCAGTATTTCAGATTTTATGATTTGCGGCAAGCACTTGCTGTTACACAAGCAGGTCAATTGTCTATTCGTTGGATTGAAAACAAACTTAACGAATATTTGAATAAAGTATTGAAAACTGAGAGGGACTATGTTATTGCTTCAGATACAGATTCAATTTATCTCAATCTTGGTCCATTGGTTGACTCTGTGTATAAAGAAAAATCAGAAACTCAGAAAGTTATCGCCTTCATGGACAAAATCTGTGAAGAGAAGATTCAACCATATATCGATAAGAGTTATCAGGATCTTGCTGAATATGTTCATGCGTTCGACCAAAAGATGCAAATGAAACGTGAAGGTCTTTCAGATAAAGGTATCTGGACTGCAAAGAAAAGATATATTCTGAATGTATACAATAACGAAGGTGTGCAATACGCGGAACCAAAACTCAAAGTTATGGGTCTTGAGATGGTGAAGTCATCTACACCTGGTGTTGTTCGTGGTAAAATGTATAAGTTGGTTGATCTCATTGTGAACACTGATGAAGAAACTGTGCAGAAGTTTATTGCCGATTTTAGAGAAGAGTTTAGAAAATTACCCGTTGAAGATATTTCTTTTCCACGTGGTTGTAATGGCTTGAAAGAGTATGCTGATTCTGCTACAATATACAGAAAAGGCACACCAATTCATGTCAAGGGCGCGATTCTATATAATCATTTCCTTAAAATTCACAACTTAACGACTAAGTATCCTTTGATACAAGAAGGTGAGAAGTTGAAATTCACTTATCTGAAAACACCGAATCCATTTAGAGACATGGTAGTTTCGTTTCCAAATAGATTACCTAAAGAATTTGGTCTGCAAGAATATGTTGATTATGAAACACAGTTTGAGAAAACTTTTCTTGAGCCAATTAAATTAATTCTTGATTGTGTCGGTTGGAAAACTGAAAAACAAAATACACTTGAAAGTTTTTTTGGATGAAAAATATTCGCGTTATCAAAACTGGTATCAATGTCTCAAAGATAGTAAAGCAATTGAATGAATATCCTGAAGATTGGAACTATCAGCAAAAATTGCCTGAAAGTAAAGTTTTAGATCCGCATGTTTATGTTAGTCAAGCTGCGGTTCTCCAACTTGTAATTGGAACTATTAATCATCCAGATGAATATGTTTTTGATTCAGAAGGATGTGCGCCAGCACCAGCATATCAGCGACACACTGCTGCTATTGGATTTTTGAAAAGACATTTCAAAGACTTTAAACGAGCAGGCTTTCTTGCGCTGCCTGTTGGTGGTGAAACAGGCGCACATATAGATTTTGGTAAATATTATCTGAACAAAGACAGATATCATTTATCAATTCAAGGTAGTTATGAATACACTGTAGGTGATGAGACAATTACTGTCGAACCTGGCACACTATTTTGGTTTAATAACAAACTAGAACATTCTGCAAGAAATGTAGGACCGATAGATAGAATCACATTTGTATTTGATGTGCCACATTCTAAAGATAATCCATGATACATGTTGTGCTTCCATTTTTAACTGCACTTGCACTGTCTGGTATCGCAGCATACTATTCAGTGATAGGTCTTGCACAGATATTTCCAGGCTCTTATTGGCCAATTATCATCATGGGTTCAGTATTAGAAGCAGCAAAATTGGTAACTGTATCATGGCTTTACAACAATTGGAAAACAACATTCTCTGCAATGAAAGTATATTTTCTGATTGCTGTAGTGTTACTCATGGCAATTACTTCAATGGGAATTTTTGGTTATCTGTCAAAAGCACATATTGAACATTCAACCAGCATAGCACCTTTAGTTGAAAAGGTAATTATATATGAAGAAAAGATCAAGAGCATCCAAGCGACCATTGAGAGGAATAACAAGAACCTTAGTCAGTATGATGAAGCTGTCGATCAAATTATGGGCAGGTCGAAAGACGAGAGGGGTGCCGAGAGGGCAAACCAGATACGCAAAGCCCAACAGAAAGACCGTCAGAGAATCGCTGCT